CAGCTAATTTACTTTTACTCGATGCTGTTAAAGGAAGATACGAGTTCCCTGAACTAAGGCGCTTGGCCCTTCAACAATATAAATACTGGCAACCTGAGTCTGTTATCGTAGAAGCCAAAGCATCAGGACTGCCATTGATGTACGAGTTAAGACAAATGGATATACCGGTTATTTCCTTTACTCCAAGCAAAGGAAATGATAAACATGCAAGAGTCAACGCTGTTGCACCTCTTTTTGAGTCTGGAATGATTTGGGCGCCGGAACAGAAATTTGCAGAGGAGGTGATTGAAGAATGCGCTGCATTCCCCAACGGTGATCACGACGACCTTGTGGACTCTACAACACAAGCTATCATGCGCTTTAGACAAGGCGGGTTGATTACTCACCCTGAAGACTATATAACAGAGAAAAAAGACCCAACACCGAAGAGGTACTATTAGTATGAAATTTTTTTTGATGGCACTCGTGAGAGCATTTAGAAAAGAGATGGGAAGATCTCCTAATCCAGGAGAAATGAACATGCTAAAAAAGAAAGCCAAAGAGATGGAGCAGTCAGATAAAATTATTCCATTCCCACAAGGCGGTAAAGACAAAGTAGATCCTTTCAAAGAGAGACCAAACGTTACAAGCGATGCTGATGAACTCAAACCTAAAATGTCTGAGACAGAAGCAGAAATGCTACTTAGAATGAATAGACAAAACAAAGAAGCTGTTGAGAGACTTAAACAGAAAAAAGAAAAAGACCTTGCCGATAAACTAAAAGATCTACCAGATGACATTCCAGATATGGCAAAGGGTGGTATCATAGGTCTAGCAGAAGGTGGACCACCAGACCCAAGCAAAAGAAAGTTTATGAAAATTTTAGGAGGTCTCGCTTCGATACCTATCTTAGGTAGATTTGTTACACCTGTTAAACAAGTAGCAGAAGTAGCGCCCGCAGCTGTTGAAGCTGTAAAAGGTGTGCCTTCATATTTCTTTAAACTGGCTGATAAAATTAGAAGACTAGGTGAGGATGCACCGGGACTTACATCTGTTGAAAGAGAGTCTGGTAAAAAATTTAAAAACTACGAGATGGTAGAAAACACAGATGGAGAAATTGTAATTAAGAAAAACACAGAGGGCGGTGGAATGTTTAATAATGAGTATGAAACAGGAATCGTACAAGAAGAAGTTATGGTTTACAAACCTAAGAAAAAAACAGCGGATGGAGACTTACCAGAAGATTATCAAGAAGTTACTGTTAAACCAGATGCTGAAGGTAAACTTAAAGACGTTGAAGACGGTTTAGAAACTGTTGAAGATATTATGAAAGAGGTTGGAGAAAAGAGAAGCAAACAAGCAGGCGGTGGTATCGCCTACCTATTAGGAGAATAATGTCCGACGTTATCAAATTTGTAAATCAACTAGTTGACGAAACTAGTCCACCAGAAGATGCACCAAGATTAGAAATGCAAGAGGGTGGTAGACCTGTTGATATAGCTAGAAGAAGAATACCTTATACAGAAGAAACATTTAAAAAAATAGATCAACTTTTAAAAGATCCAAAAATAAAAACTTATGCGGACTTAGGTAGGGCGTTAGGTTTAAATATACCTAAGCCAACTGGAGTTCGAGGTAGAAAAGGTCCAGGAACAGAACTCTCAAAAAGGAGTGGTCTAATAAAAGCATATGAAGCATCTCGAGGACAAATACCCGCTGATAGATTTAAATTAGGAACAGCTTATGCAAGAGGACAAAAGAAAGTCGAAGATGTATTGAAACTTCAATCCGAGGGGATGTCTACAAATGCCATAGCTCAAAAATTAAAAATGGACAGAAGAAATGTTAGAACAATTTTTGAAAGATTTAGACCTGAAGCAATAAAACCACCTACACCAAAAGTAGATGATCCAACTACAACAATAAAAACTAGAGCGTCTAGAAAAAGACAAAAAAGAGAAGCAGCTGCTTATAAAAAAGCAGGAGAAAAAACAGCCAGACAAACAAAAGGCTTAATTGATAAAATTAAAAGCACAAACGATGACATTCTTAAAATGTCTGATGCAGAAATATTAGCTGATAAAAATTTACGATACGCTATGAGCATTGACGCTACAGGTTTAAAAAGAAATGAGCCCATTAAATTTGACAAATACAAGAATCTTTCTGATAAAGATTATGTTGCAAAAGTTAGAGACAAAGCAAGAAAGAAAACTCTTTTTACAGCAGAGCATATTTCAGAGGTGGCTAAAGAAAAACTAAATACAGCTTTTCCAAACAACATAGTAAATGCTCCAGGAAGAATGGGTTCTCAGGTTCAAGCTATGAAAGAGTATCTACGAAAAAACCCTGATGGAGAGTTTGCAGCGCAGATTGATGATGTTTTAAGAAAAACTAATATGCAATTTAAAACTGCTGGAAAAACTTTTGGAATTAAAAGTAGAATTATTTATAATCAAAATACTAGAACTTCTAACATAATAGAAAGCTCTTTAACTAAATTTAAACCCATCGCTAAAAAAGCAGCGCAGAGCTCAGGCCCAACACTTGGTATGAATATTGGTCTTGGCACAGGTTTAAGAACAGCAGGCGAAGTTTTAGGTTCACCAGCAGCGGCATTGGCTTTTGCTACGATGACAGTTAAAGATAATTTAGAAAAAGGTGAAAGTTTACCAGCAGCGGTTGCAGATAAAATGGTTGGACTTGAGCTTTTAGCACCAGGTGCCATATCTAGATTTGCACCAGGAGTTATGAAAGGTGTTTTAGGTTTAGGTAGAGTAGCAAGAGCATTTACACCTATAGGTCTTGGCTTAACAGCAGCAGGCGCAGCTAAAGATGTTTACCGAGAATACAAAAGACGAGAAGCACTAAGTGATGAAGATCGATTACAAGAAGATTTAGAAGCACAAGAGAAGTTTGACGAAATGATGGTTGGTGCTGCAAAAGGTGGATTAATACCACCTAAATCAGGTAAGACCCCACACGGTGACAAGGGCTTGGCTTCTTTAGCAGATTATGATATGACAAACACGGAGTTTATAAATGGCAGATATTGATAAAGGACTCCCTAACACTCGTACTCAAATTAAAGTTCCGGGCGAAGAGGTCGAGGTTAAGGAAGAAATAAAAGAACAGCAACCGATAGAAGTTACACCAGAAGAAGACGGTGGTGCGACTATCGACTTTGAACCAGGTGCGGTTAACATACCTGGAACAGAATCTCATTTTGATAATCTTGCAGATATTTTACCAGCAGACATTTTAGAACCTCTAGGTTCAGAATTAAAAGATAATTACATGGACTACAAGATGTCCAGAAAAGAATGGGAAAGATCTTACACAGAAGGACTTGACCTATTAGGATTTAAATACGAAAATAGAACGGAACCGTTTCAAGGAGCTTCAGGTGCAACGCACCCAGTGCTGGCAGAGGCTGTTACACAGTTCCAAGCTACAGCATACAAAGAGTTATTACCAAGTGACGGTCCAGTAAGAACACAGATCCTTGGTGCATCAACACCACCAAAACAACAGCAAGCACAGCGTGTAAAAGATTTCATGAATTATTTGATTATGGATCAAATGAAAGAGTATGAGCCAGAGTTTGATTCTATGTTATTTCATTTACCTCTTGCAGGATCTACATTTAAAAAAGTTTACTACGATGATTTATTAGGCAGAGCTGTATCTAAATTTATTCCTGCTGACGATTTAATCGTACCTTACACAGCAAACAGTTTGGAAGAAGCAGAAGCTATCATTCACGTTTTAAAAATATCTGAAAACGATTTAAGAAAACAACAAGTGGCAGGATTCTATTCTGATGTAGATTTAGGACCACCTGCAATGACAACGAATGATGATGTTTCTAAAAAAGAAAAAGAATTAGAAGGCACTAAAAAATCTGGAAAACAACAAACGATGTATACTCTACTTGAGTGTCACATTGATCTAGATTTAGAAGGCTTTGAAGATATTGGTACAGACGGGCAACCGACTGGTATCAAGCTACCTTACATCGTTACAATCGAAGAAGGTAGTGGAACAGTTCTTTCGATAAGAAGGAACTATGCGCCCAACGATCCATTAAAACGAAGAGTCCAATACTTTGTCCATTTTAAATTTCTGCCTGGACTAGGATTCTACGGATTTGGATTAATACACATGATTGGCGGATTGAGTCGTACTGCAACAGTTGCTCTCCGCCAATTATTAGATGCAGGAACCTTGTCGAATCTACCGGCAGGTTTTAAACAAAGAGGCGTAAGGGTTAGAGACGAAGCGTCTCCGATTCAACCTGGTGAGTTCAAGGACGTAGATGCACCAGGTGGTAATTTGCGAGAAGCATTCTTTCCTCTACCGTACAAAGAACCATCAGCAACCTTGTTACAGCTGATGGGTCTAGTTGTACAAGCTGGTCAAAGATTCGCGGCCATATCTGAATTACAAACGGGTGAAGGTACACAAAACGCTGCAGTAGGAACAACGATTGCTCTTCTTGAGAGAGGATCTAAAGTTATGTCAGCGATACACAAAAGATTATACAACTCGATGAAGAACGAGTTTAAATTATTATCTAAAATTATTTCTACATATTTACCAAAAGAATATCCGTATGATGTTGTTGGTGGAGCAAGAATAATTAAACAAGCAGACTTTGATGATAGAATAGATATTCTACCAGTTGCAGATCCAAACATATTTTCTATGTCACAAAGAATTACGTTGGCACAGACACAATTACAATTAGCTACAGCTAATCCACAAATTCACAACTTGTATGCTGCCTACCGAGGTATGTACGAAGCGATTGGTGTAAAAAATATAGATCAAGTTTTACCTCCACCTGCTCCAGTTCAACCTATGGACCCAAGTATGGAGCACATTAATGCTTTGAGTGGTAAACCTTTTCAAGCTTTTCCTGGTCAAGACCACAGAGCACACATCACATCACACTTAAATTTCATGTCAACAAACATGGTTAGAAATAATCCAGCGGTAATGGCTGCAATACAGAAAAATATTTTAGAACATATTAGTTTGATGGCACAAGAACAGATACAATTAGAGTTTAAAGAGCAATTAGAACAACTTGCAGTGTTAAGACAGACAGCTCCAGTTGACCCACAAGCTTCACAACAGCTAAATTCTGTTGTTCAAAACATAGAAGCAAGAAAAGCTGTGTTGATTGCAGAAATGACAGAGGACTTTATGAAAGAAGAGAAGAAAATTACGTCACAATTTGACTCTGATCCATTATTAAAACTAAAAGCTAGAGAAGTTGACCTACGTGCAATGGAAAATGAACGTAGAAAAGAGGCAGATCAAGCAAAAGCAGAGCTTGATAGAGCAAAATTAGTGCAAGCAAGAGACATTGTTGATGAAAAAATGGAACAAAACGAAAAATTAGCTAAATTAAGAGCTGGAGTATCACTTGCAAAGGCTGATAAACCAGGTATAACTGCAATACAGGTTGAAGATTAATGCCGTTAAATGAAAAAGGCAAAAAAATTATGAAATCCATGCGTAAACAGTATGGAAAAAAACGAGGAGAAACAATTTTTTACGCGTCTAAGAACAAAGGCACGATAAAAGGTGTAGAGAAGAGAAAAACAAGGAGTAAAAATGCAAAGACTAGATAAAATTAAGCCGGTTAAAGTTGCAGATCAACAAGTTGAAGTAGATCCTAGATCTAAAACAACAGCTGATCAATCTTTTAACTACATTGGCACAGGAAAACCTGAAATGCCAGTTGGTGGACAAAAAAGAATGCTGGCTGAAAAGAAAAGAAACTCAAAGGCGTACTAATGGCTTGGTTCAGTTTAGCAAAGATTGCTATGCAAGCTGGTGCAAAGATATATTCTAATCGCCAGAAGACTAAAATGGCGATGTCTGATGCACAATTAATGCATGCAGAACGTATGGCCCGAGGTGAGGAAGCTTATCAGGGTAAACTTTTAGAAGCTAGACAATCGGACTGGAAAGACGAATTTGTATTGATTATTTTGTCGGCTCCGATTATAGTATTAGCTTGGGCAGTTCTATCGGACGACCCAACTGCGATGGAGAAGGTAAAATTATTCTTTGAATATTTTTCCACACTTCCGAGCTGGTTCACGAATTTATGGATCCTTGTCGTGGCGAGCATTTTTGGTATTAAGGGAACACAAATATTTAGAAACGGAGGCAAAAAATAATGTTTAAAAGATTTCAAATGCTAAAAAAAGGTGTTGAAACAATTAAGAAGGTTGCGCCTTCGGTTGGTAGTGCACTTGGTAAGAAAAAAGTAGACCTATTAAAAAAGATGGGTAAGACGCAAAGAACAAATCCTGAAAACTTTAAAAAAGCAGGTGGCGATAAACTCAAAAAAGAAATTTTAGCTGCAGAAACTAGAGTTAAAAAAGCCATAGGTGGAATGTTAGGCTTTAAGAAAAAAGATAAGAAAAAAGAAAAAGAAAAAAAAGATTCTGAAAAAGGAACAAAACCAAAAGACCTGATTTACAAACCAAATAAAATGAAAAGGTTAGAGGAACTTAGAAAAGAATTAAAAGCTAAAGGTGGTAGAGCCGGAGAAGCTCAAAGAAGAGCTGGTCCTGCGAGAAAAGAAAAAAGATTAAATATGGCTTTAGAAAAAGTATATGGCCAAGTTGCTGATAGAAGCAGAAAAAGGCTGAAAAAAAGAGGAAATATAAAAATAGAGGATTTAATAAATAAAGGTAAAGAGGATATAACAGAAGCTGCAAAAGCTATGGGTGCATATAAAAGTGGCGGTAGAGCGTTTGGTGGGGGTAAAAGGTAGTGACTAAACTTTGTCCTAGAGGAAAAGCAGCAGCAAAGCGAAAATTCGCTGTGTACCCCTCTGCATATGCTAACGCATACGCATCTAAAATTTGTGCAGGTAAAATAAAAGACCCATCTGGTAAAAAAAGAAAAGACTTTAGAGGACCTAAACCTAGCAAAGCTATGGGCGGTAGAATAAGAAAAATGGGTGGTGGCATGACAATGATGCCTAGAGCAATGTACAAAAAAGGTGGTAAATCTTTCCCAGATCTTTCAGGTGATGGCAAAGTTACAATGAAAGATGTTTTAATGGGTAGAGGAGTTATTCCAAGAAAAGGTAAGAAAGGTGGTGGCTTGATGGAAGCAACATCTAGATTAAGAGCGCAAGGTTTAAAAGCCGGAGGCGTAGCTAAAGGTTGTGGAGCTGTCATGAACGACAGACGTAAAGTCACTAAAATGTATTAACATGGCTGGCCTGAAAACATGGTTCGATCAAAAATGGGTAGATATTGGGAGCAAGCGAAAAGATGGTTCGTTTGCAAAATGTGGCCGTTCAAAACAGAAGAAGGACGCGAAGAGGAAGTATCCAAAATGCGTGCCTCTAGCGAAAGCGAGATCAATGTCAGAGGGTCAGAGAAGATCTGCCGTTGCCAGGAAACGGGCAGCTGCCAATGTGGGACCTAAACCTACAAACGTAAGAACATTTGCAAAAAGAAAAAGTTTAAGCACAGGAGGTTTGGTGTGAGTAGAAATGATTACGGATTAAGATTTGGCGAGGCAAAACAATATTATGGTAACGTACCTGATGGTAGACAAGCCATGAAAAGAGGTGGCGATGTAATGCCAAAAAGAAATAAAAAGAATTTTCGTCCAACGGAAAAAGGTGCAGGCATGACAAGAGCCGGTGTGGCTGCATATCGAAGAGCAAATCCCGGTTCTAAATTAAAAACAGCGGTTACTGGCAAGGTCAAACCAGGATCAAAAGCTGCGAAGAGACGTAAGTCCTTCTGCGCGAGAAGCGCTGGCCAAATGAAAAAGTTTCCAAAGGCTGCAAAAGATCCTAACTCAAGACTAAGACAGGCACGCAGAAGATGGAAATGTTAAATGGTAAAAAAACTACAAAAAGTAGCAAAGGCTTTAGGTAAAGCTTCTAAGCTACACAAAAAACAA